TCTAGGCTTGTTATTCTCACATAATATTGGCATTCCGTAAAACACCATAGCCATCAGCACGTCTTCAAAAAACATCTCGGCTGTTGAAGGTCTAGCTATATATTCTAAAAAGAAATGATTAGGAGGCGCGTCTTCCATTGAAAACTTAGTTAATCCATGAAGCGCTCCGTTAGAACCTCCACCACCAACAACACCACTAATATCGTAACTGTCACAACCAAAAGCTCCAATATGTTCGTTTCCAGGGTACTTGATACCATTCTTTATTATTATGTTATTTTGTTGTTCTTGATTAGGAACCCATGTGATCCAAAATCTACCGTCTTTGTTCGGATAGAACATTACCCTCGTGTCTTTAATACCGTTTTCCCATTGAAAGTTACCTTTCGTAACCATTGTATTGTTTTTTAACTCATCGTTGTAATCTATCTGTTGATAGATCTTAGTTAAGTTAAATAGCGATTGCTTAGACTCATCTCTAAAAGCGTGCTGTTCTGTTCTTGGAAATTGACGATAGTATTCGTTCAACGCATCAGGATCGTCTTTTAATCCTTCAACTTCATTTTCCCAATGATTAATGACGCCCTCATCAATAATGTCACCTTGAGGACCAATAATATCTTTCTTAGGTACGTCAAAAACCGGCCAACCGTGTTCATCAATGAATCCTTCATAGTTCCACTCCATCGGTATAAAAAGCTTATACAACCCGCTTTTTGTTTGCCCATTCTTATTTCTTTTTGTAACGTCTGAATCGTTATATAATTTTTTAAAGTTTTTACCTCCCTTGTCTAATGCATTTGAGGTTGAGCCCATCATACACTTGCCGATAATGCGACTACCTAATCTTAGACAAGTTTTTGTAACTCGCCAGTTGTTAAGTATGTTAGTAGGCCTTTCCCACTTACCGCTTTCATCGTGTATTAATAGCTTTAGTTTTTCTCCATCGTAAGAGTTGTCCCCGGTATTTTTCCAGTCGATCGTTGTGTCGAGACCTGTAATTTCCTGGAGTTTCTCGTTTGAATCGAGTTTCCTCCTTGTAAGCTTTGAGGCTGGTACTCTGTACGCAAGCTCTGTTTTCGGGCGGTCCATTCCGTCCTGTATTGGTTTAAAGAAGAATGGATAGTTAACCGATATCGGAACAACTTTGTCTGTAAACATCTTCTTTGCATCGGGTCCAGACTTGGACAGTATGCCAAATCTAGCATCCGTAGATATTGTGCCTTGGTTAACGGTCTCTCCTGAGGCCATGAAAGAAAAACCCGATCTTCTGTTCTTAAGGTAACACATGCCATAGCTTCGTCTGTCTGCTTTGCAAGCTTCCCAAAAAAGATAGAACAATCTGTTTGATTCTCTAAAGTCTGGGTGCCCAACGTCAATCTTGGACCACTGCAGGTACATGTAATGAGTACCAGTAATATAAGTAGGCTTGTCTTTGTTAATAAACCAAAAACCTTCTTCACGCCTGTTAAACTCTGTGTCAATATATCCATACCACTTTTCTTTAAACGCAGTCGGGTACTTCTCCCAATCCGCTTCACTTTTAATTTTACTTAATTCTTTTGGGTATTCTTTTGGCACCCACTTATTAATTCCTTTACTGAGTTTATCCTCTAGCAAAGGCAATGCAATATGCAAATCACCAATAACATATATATCTCCTATCTTGCCTGTTCTGCTTATTACAACAAGATCGTATTCTTTGTCGTAACCATACTCCCATTTAGCGTAGCGATTCTTCTTTTTAATTGCTTGCGGCTTAACGTAGTCTTTGGCTATCCGGTATAATTCCTGTTGATATGCCATTATTTAGATCTCGATTCTGCAAACCCTTTAAAAGCGGGTTTAGTTGAAGCGCTTGACGATTCGTTTATCATACTTTCCTCCTCTTGAATTCTTGTGAGAATTTCAAAGGCGTCAAATATACATAACTTTTTAGTAGCGGCAGCATTTTTAAGTCTGTCAGCTGAGATATCCTCTTCTGAGTCAACGATCTTTTCTTTTGCTACCTTTACTAATTCTTCAATCGCTAGTCGCCCAGCGGCTATTATATTCTTCTTCGTTTCTATCGAGTCCATACTTTATAACAATATCATTTGATTTCATACAATACATAATTTGATTGTCTACAACAAATTCCCATTCGCTATTTGGTGTGAACCCAACTATGTCTCCTGGATTGATTCCAGACTCCTCTAAGGAGCTATTACCTATTTTAAGTATACCAATAAGATCAGCTACTTTATCTGTGCTTAAAAGGTCTTTATTCTTGACAGGCGCAACAAAGCATCTATCTCCGAATGATTTCCAAGTATCTTTTCTTTTATACAAATACACTTGATCAACCGCACAAAAAAATAAGTCGTCTTTTAAGAAAGACCTACTGTTCTTTTTGATTCCTTTCATGTCGTAAAATACCCTGAACACATTGTGGTGTACTATAATTAAATCACCTTTTCTTATAGGTGTTGCAAATGCAACTGGTGTTTCAACTACCTCAGCAATATTGTTAACATGCTTAAAGCTTTCTATAGAGCTGTTTGTTATAAGGGTATGCTCTCCAACCTTTACCTCGTTATCATACCTTTTGCCTACCGGCTTTATGATAAAGTCATATACACTCCGCATTAATATTCTAAGTCATATTCAACGGATATTGCCATGTTTGAATTGAATTTCTTCCATGGCATTATCTCGTCTACTTTTTTTATAAATATATTATAAGAATTGTCAGACTCTTCAAATAGTATGTGAGAGATCTCGTGACCGCCGTAAACTGTCTGTTTAACAGAGTAATGCATTGCTTCGTTTTTATAGTCAGCCCCGATACTAATCTTTCTTATAATACTATCCATAACTTACTCTTTAATTTCTTCGTAAGTTCCGTCAGTGAGATTTATATTGATTGGTCCATAGTTTTCCTCAATACTTTTTTTCATCTCATCCATGCCTTTTTCAAGCATGTTGACTTGGTAAATAGCTTTAGCTTTCTGTACCTCTAGTACACCAATGTTGGCTAGATAAGATTGCAGCTCCGTTTGAAGCTCTGTTACTCTTTCTAATTCTTCTTTGGTGATTGCTTTTGGAGTTACCTCCATTTCTTTTACTTTACTCATTTGATTTAATTTAATTGTTAACTATTTATTTATAAACTCTAAATTTTTCGCCTCTTCTTTTGTCCTGATTACTATTTGAAAAGTCCACTATTTTATTGCTTTTATCAAAAGCTCTACCTTTAAATCCTTTAGGAAGATTGCCGTAAGTAGAAGCACTAGCCATTGTGTTAGCATTAGTTCCGCTCGTAAGATCTCCTTTTTTACCGCTAGTAGATTGGCTTTGTGACCCAAAATCTATCGCGTTGCCGACTTGCTTTGACAACTTGTCCGCAGGAGAACCCGAGACCACGTCTATACTAGATGTTTCTTTTGTTTCATTATCAAAGGATTTAACTTTTTTCTTTTTCTTTTTGTCTCCTCCGTTTTGATATCCGCTTGTAATTTCATCTACCATTTTATTTGTTACTGCGGGTCTTCCGAATTTTTGTGTGTATGCCATAATTTTTGTTTTAGTATAATCGTGTTAAAGCGTAAGTTCCACGAACATCGCCAGTGTATTTTGTAGAGATTGAGTCTCTGGTTATAAGTGTGTATTCTATTGTTACTCTGTACCCATTGTCCGGGTTATGTAATCTAGTTGCAAAACTGGTTTCTCCCTTGTCAAATATTTCTTCGGCTATAACATCGTATTCTTCAAAAGAGGTGTTAAAGCATTGCAATACCGAATAATCTGAGGCAAGTATTGTTTTTAAGTAATTACTTCCTTCAGTTTTCCATATTCCATTAAATGCTTCTTGAGCTGTTAATGTTAATGACGTTAAAACTAAACATAGTGTAATAAATAAATTTTTCATAAGATTTGATTTTATTATATAATTACACGTTTTTTTGAAAAGCTTTGTTTACTTTAGCCTTATTTCGTTTTCTTCTGCGCTTTGCTTTTCTACGTCTTCTCCTATTAGCACTTCTTTTTTTTCGATAACTACTACTTCGGGTTCCTGAACAGGCGGTACTTCTGCACCTCTTGCCCAGCCCATAAAACTATGTGCTGCTACATCCCCTGGGAATACTTCGTATGTTCCGAAATCAAGTAGGTCGCTAGACATTACATCATACGCCCACCCTGGGTAATAAACTGGTGGTGTTATCTCGTGACCATCAGGACCGTAAGTCCCAGGTGTCTCAACCACCTTACCAATGTTTACTACTGCTGCTGTTCCGTTTGTAAACTGCATTGTTGTTACACCCTCTTCGGTTACCTCTTTCCATACCCCTTTGGATATTAGGATGTCCTTACCTTGTTGTTCTGTATCAAATACAGTCTTATAAATTTGCATCATGTTGTTAGTTTTATTAGTTCTGCATCTGATAGTGCTTTTGTGTAAACTTGTACGTCTTTAGTGTTTCCAAAGAATTTATCATTATTATCACCTCTGTCAAAACTTAAATCATTTAATGCCCCAGTAAACGAAAAAGATAAAGAATTTGTCGCTACTTCTGTTCCATTTATGTACATACTAACATCTCCACTTTTGTATCTTAAAGCGATTTTATTAAATTGCGTTATATCTGAAATATCAACGTTCATTTGCAAGGCTACACCATTACCATCTTTTATTATTGCATTTACTCTGTTGCTATTCGTTCTATATCTAATACCTACCGAGTTTGTGTTAGTTCCATCATTTAAAGATATACTTCTAAAAGTCAAATCATCACTTAAAGCTGCTATCTCCGCATACAATACACCTTCCTCGCTGTTTATCTCTGGTGTTGCGTTTATACAAGTTTCTTGGTTACGTGAAACTGATGAGCCTTCTGTGGGAATATACGATGTTGCGTAAGAACCATCAAAAGTTCCTAATCCGTTTGAGGTTTCTAATTGTGCGCCCCAAACTTCTATAACATCTCCCGTAGTTAATACATTAATATAAAGCCTTCCTGGTCCTGTTGCAACCCCTGTTACTGAAAATCTTTGCCACTCATCTGTAGCTGTAAAGGCTGTTGTTACGCTATTAACATCTCTCAATGTTATCGCTCCGCTTCCGCTCACGTTCCTAACATAAAAAGAGCCTGTATAACTTAGCCCTGCTGTTACTGATGCTACAGCTCCTAATTGAGTACCTGTTACGTTCTCAACTAAGTAAGTTCCACTTCCCCCTGAAGGGTTTATGTTAGTACTTGCAGTTATAGTTGCAGATGTTGCAGCTCCTGCCCAAATAGCATTACTAAAATCTTCACTATAAGTTATTAAATTTGTACTCGCTGGTTCTAGTAAAAATGCCTCTGCTCCCGTTGAGTAATCTAATCTAGGAGTGTTAGTTGCAGTTATGTATTCTTTTACAGATACGTTGTCTATTGAGCAAGTTATAGGAATTGCTCTGTCTTGTAAACTTACGTTTGGAATTGTAGCGGTTATATATTCTGTATATGTACCATTTGCAGAAAATTCAACGGAATTGTTTCCAAAAAATTTAGCGCCTCCACTTACATAATTACTAACTGTGTATGTAAATTTATATGTTTTTCCTACTGTAAGTATAGAAACTTGTCTTAATGCATCTGCGTAACTTGACGATAAACTACCATCTAAATTAGCCTTACCTCCTCCGATAGTTGCACCCGAACCTTTGATCCAATCTGTATCCGTAGCAAAATCGCCATTAGTAACCAACTCTGGCCCTATCTCATTAGTACTTTTTATTAACCCTTGAGCATCTACGTATGTAGCCTCAGAGCCTCTAGCAAATGTGAAATCAGTTGCTATCGTATCAAAGTCTAAAGCAAACGTAGGATCAGTTGGTGTTGGGTAAGTAAGGTCCGCAAGTTCTTGGTCGCTTAAAGCCTCTTTCCAAACTGCAAGTGCTTTTGTTTTACCTAAAAAATAATTAGCTGTATTTGCATTATTAAAAGTTAAAGTATTTAAAGTTCCAACGGGAAAAATATCTCCATTTGTATCTGTAAAAATCAAAGCACCATTAACATAAAATTTAAATAAATCTTGTGAATAGCTTAATGCTAATTTATTAAATTGCGTTAAATCAGAAACAACAAATTCCTTTGATGCTTGTGTTAAACCTCCTTTAATAACACCCATCTTAATCTGATTTAAAACACCCGTAATTCTAAAATAAACGTAATTAGAAAGAGTACCATCGCCAATAGAAATATATCTACCATTTACACCATCTGCCAAAGCTGCTATCTCTCCATATAGTGTTCCCTCTGTGCTATTTATACTTGCTAAACTACCGCCATTGGTGCATAAGTCTTGGTTACGTGAAACCCCATTAGGGTTATTCTCTGTGGGAATATAGCTTGTTGCGTAGGATTGTTGTTCTACTTGTGCGCCCCAAACTAAAACATCTATTGTTGCATCAGAGCCATATTCTGGTCGTACACCTAAATAAGCAAAATAATTACCAGTAACACTATCGCCAGTAAATTCAAACCTTTGCCACTGGTCTGTAACGACACAAACAGCTTGTGGGCCTTGTACTGCTCTGCCATAAAAAATAGCATTTTGAGTATTTCCATTATTTGATTTAAGCCACACACTATGAGTATAATCTAAATTAGGCGGAGTAGTTGGGTTAAACCCCCTTAAGGCATAATCACCATTAGCAGTGCCTGATGTTGCCTCAAGTCTTTGAGCATCATTTTCTCCGCTTGGACTAGCAGCGTAATTTAATGTTATAGTACTAGAGCCGTTTATAGCCGCATTAGCTGTAGTATTTAGGTCGTTGCTATAAGGTACTAAATTTGTACTCGCTGGCTCAAACAAGTAACTTCCGCACCCACTATCTGGCACTACAGATTGCCCGAGATATTCTTTTACAGATACGTTGTCTATTGAGCCTATAAAATCTGAATTTGCTTGTAGTAAAAATGAAGACGATGTTGCGGTAATATATTCCGAATAAACACCATTTGAATTTCTTACAACACCTCCGACACCTAAAACACTTTTTAAAGTACCACTAACATAATTAGTAATTGTATAGGTTATTTTGTATGTATTTC